TAGATGTTCGATATAGCGACGAAACCAAGGGTGTAATAGAATTTGCAGAGAAACGCTGGCGCATCGAACGCGGAGATGGGGCCGGAACCACTCGAAGATTGAACAGATATTACCCCGATAGACTTGAGAAGTGGATTTCAGAGGGCGAAGACTATCGCCCATTCCAACCGGAAAGCGATGAAACTTGGCCCTTGTGGTGGACTGTCGGGCAGGTAGAAGGCAACGAGCCGCTGGGCATTCCGGTATTCCATTTCAAGAACCTCGACCAGGGATATAACTTCGGCCAATCAGAACTCCAAAACGCAATCTCACTCCAAAACGCTCTGAACAAAACCATCATCGACCTTCTGGCAGCAGCAGATACCACCGCCTTTAGAGTCTACACAATGGTTGGTGATGATCCGTCTGGTTTGGATGTGGCCCCTGGATCGTGGATTTATTCCACCAAGCCCGCTAGTGGAGACGATAGCGTTGCGATTGGTCACATCCCAGGCGAGGATTTGACGCCAGTTATTAAGCTGATAGAAACCTTTGTGGTGGAAATCGCTAGAGTTACCAGAACACCACTTTCCTATTTTCAGGCCAGCGGCAACTCTCCAGCAGAAGGGACATTAAAACAACAAGAGTCCGGGGTGATTGCACGAGCCAGAGAGCGCATGACCAGCTTCGGCAACACATGGGAAGATGTCATGTCGATGGCGCGCAAAGTTCACAATGAATTTGGCTATGGGGAGAAGATGGACGAAACACAAACCATCGAGGCACTCTGGGCAGACCCCGAAACCAGAAATGAAAGGGAGTTGATAGAAGTCATTGGAATCAAGAGGGAGAAATTGGAAATCCCGCGCGAACAGACGTGGCGAGAAGCAGGCTATACAGAGGAAAAGATTGGTAAAATGATGGAGATGCTCGTGGCCGAAAGAGAGGCCGAGGCATCACCAACAGAAAGGTTCCTACAGGGAATTGAAGGATTCTAGGCTAGAGAAGAAGCTCGCTGCCAAATATGCACTTGTCTATCGCCAACTCATTCCGTATCTGGGAACTCCTAATCTGAGAGAAGCGGTAGAAAGAGAAGTCTCGCGATATGCGGCCTGGGCCGATATGGAAATCCAATCCGCATCAATCGAAGCTGTCAACAAATCTTTACGGGAAACTAGAAAAGAAATTCCGCACGACATCAAGGCGGAGACGATAATCCCATTATTGTCCTATCTAGAAAAAGATAGGCTTCCTACTCTTGGTAAAGATGTGGCCAATCACGTAGAGACCGGATTGAAGATTGTTGGTGTGGTTGGCCTGATAAATATGTTCCGCAAGAGAATGAGCGCGGGACTAACATGGTCACTCAGAGCCGCCAGAACTACAGTAACTTATGCTGGCAGAGACACCGCGCTTCTAGTCTATAGAGCATCAAGAAATATAGAAGGTTGGCTTTGGATAAGCGCGTTAGCCCCTACAACATGTATGGCTTGCATTGCGCTTCACGGAACTTTTCACCGCCCATCAGAACGCCTCAATGATCACCACAGTGGCATGTGTTGGCCGAAGCCGGTTCTTAAAAGCTATCCCATAGCAATTGAGACGGGGATTGACTGGTTTAGCAATCTGAGCGAGGCCGAGCAAGTTAAGCGGATGGGTGAATCAAAATATGAAATGTGGAAGAAGGGCTCTTTCGATTTCAGAGATTTGATAACAACCTATACCGATTCTGTTTGGGGTGAAATGATTAGAGAGCAATCTCTAGTCGGTATTTTTAAGGAGAAATAATAGAAAGCTACATCTAGCTTGGCCGGCGAAAAGCAAGTAACCCTTACTTGCCTGGTGTAGCTTCACTTTAAGGGACATAATAAAGGGATATGTGATGGAAAAGAAATGTAGCAAATGTGGTATTGTAAAGTCATTAGATGAGTTTCATAAACACAAACGATGCAAGGATGGTCATCGCGGGCAATGTAAAATGTGTGCGCGCGAAATTTCCAGGCAATACTATAGGACCAATTCCAAAAGAATAATTGAAGCCAGGAAACAATATCGCGAAAAGAATCCAGATTATCAAAAGCAGTGGAAATCTAGCGATCCAGATTATAGGAGACAATATAAAAAGCGGTGGCTTGCTGATAACCCAGGCTATAGTAAACAATATTATGCTAACCATCGCGAGGAAATATTAGCTCGCTCTAAGCAGTATTATATTGATCATCGTGAGAAAAAACAGGCGCGTAATAAACAATATCATATAGATCACCGCGAAAAGATATTAGCGTCTCATAAACAGCGATATAAAGATGATCCTGGTTATCTAAGGCGGTGGCATAGAGATAACCCAGAAAAGCAAACTGAATATGATAGATGTAAACGCGCTCATAGGGCTGAAACAATTGATAATTTGACGGTTGAGCGGGTTGCCGCAATTAAATCTAATGGTTGCTGGTTTTGTGGAACGCAGGACGATCTGACATTGGCCCATGATATTCCTGTGAGCAAAAAGGGTAATACCACTATTGCGAATGTTTTCTGTCTCTGTCGATCATGCAATAGCTCAATGTACACGAAATCATTATCAGAAACTATTGAGCAATTATCATTGATTTAGGAGGGGATAATGCCATATAGACTAGCTCCAAATGACAAACGAGTAGTGCAGATACGAAGGGGCAATGTTTGGAGGGCCCTCAAGAAACACAGAACCAAGCGAGAGGCAAAGGCGCACCTGGCAGCATTGAAGATGAATGTGAGGGGGTGATGGGTTTTATATGTGGAAGGGCAGATAAAATCACTTTGGAAATAGGAGAAGTAGATGTCTCTCGCTTTATATATAGGCGGGACATTATATCCGAACCCGGAATGATGATTGTTTGGATTCCAGAGCAAGATGAAACCCAGGAGGGAGATGATGAACATCAAAGAAATTGAATACTATCCAGATGGTACAATCAAGCGAATTGAGTATTACGAGCAGCCGACTTTCTATCCATATTATCCACCATATCCATGCTATCCGCCCCCGCTCTATACACCTTATCCCGCGATAACATGGTATGATAATTCAACACCCCCGGGAACCATGGGGGAATGATGGACTTATTCAGTGAAGACATAGAAACCGTTCGCGTAGAACCAGATAGCGAATATACCGCGAAGTTCAATATAGTCACCCTGCCGCACACACTATCATTCAATCTCTCGTTCGATGGATGCCTGAAACTTGCTCGCGATCTGCTTTCACAAGCCGCCAGAATGTGTGAGGATGACGATGTTCTACTTGATGCGTGGGGAATCATTGACGAACGGCTGAGAGAATGAACCGTTGGTATGAGAAGAATAAAGTCACCATGGAGATAGATGGGTGCAATGTAACCGAATTTGTTATGACTGGTGATGTTAAATTCAACGCTGATCCAAGAGGCTGGCATGAGGATAATATAACAATTGAGGGCTATGTAAAAAAACGCTATACTGCCGATGAAGAGTGGTGTAGAGAACATGATTTTACTGTCCCGCAGGAAGAAGTATTCATGGTCTACGTTAATGGCGAATGGACTTTTGTTGACGAAGGGCTGGGGTGAAAGATGAGGAAACGACACAGGGGCACTGGTATATTTGCTGGCAAATTGTTAGAACAGCGTAGCGATGCACTTGTTATTGAACACATCCCAAACCCTGATGTTATGGGCGATGATCTAAGAGTATATAATAAAATCAATGAGCTCGTAGATGTTATAAATAGAATAAGAGGTGAAATATATATCGTCGAGCCAGGATCACATGCCTGCAAACTGAAACCAGAGGGTACGACTATAACCCGCGATGATGGGATATGGACGGTTTACAATAAATATGACGATACATATTGGAAGGATGTCTATAATTGTCCATTCTGCGGGGAGCGATTATAAAACATGGCGACATATAGCACGACAATGTGTACACCGGCAGATGAAGCGCCAGAGGTGACGTATCAAGTGGCGAAATGTAGAGTATGTCATGTTTCCTGGCAGGTGCGGTCTCCTAACGGCGATGACACAAAGGGCTGCTCATTCTGCGGTGCGCCAGAAGATGCAATCACAGTGATAAGTGAGGCTTTGACGTATTAGTAACATTTGGAGGGGGATATGTTTACAAAGCTCATGGAGCCTGGATTACGTTCTATCTTCATGGCTCAAAACGCCGTCATTATAGATCGCATATCAAGAGAGCGCGAGAGATGCACTAATAGGATACGATGCGAGTATTGTGGAAGCTCACCAATGTCTGACGAGTATGTCAATGGAACATGCCCCAATTGTGGGGGGCCGATTCATGGATGAAATGCTGTGGATGGCAATTCGACAAGCTCTAATCATCGTGCTTGGTGCAATCGAAGAATATCTGGGAATGGAGCGGTCGATTGTGCCGCGAAGGAAGCGGGGGGAACGTGGAACTGACCAGGAAAAACCTCGCGGCTGTTCGTGATGCTATGCGAGAATATGATGAGCAATATTGCATCAAACCGGATGTAATTCTTGTGCCCCCAGAGTTGGAAGTAGAGGTATTCGCTATTCACGGATGGCTGATTTTCCAAGACGTATTGGTCGCGCATCGGGTTCCAAAGTGGATAGCCCGACTGGTGGCGCGGCGGTGGTTAAAGAAGCACAAGGATGAACTGATACTTGCTGGAAGGCTATTGGATTGGGGGGGGCAATGAGAAAACAGGTTCATCATTACGAATTTGGGCCTGATGGTCGCGCTGTTCTTACCGAATTCACCAATGGCGAACGATATTATAAGGATGATGTGGTAGACGCGTTATGGTGTGAGATTGAATATGTTATTCCAGAAGAAGGGCCAATCATAACACGGCCAAGAAACAGGATATGTTGGTCAACGAAATTGATTCGGGCAGGTGACGTACCACGACTATGTGATTTGGGTATACCAGAGAATCACATGGTTTATATGAGTGGGGGGGAAGAATAAGTATGGAAAATACAGTCTATGAATCGCCACGATGTTTAATTGATATTACTGTTGAGAGAACCAGCAATAGAGTTATTGCCAATATGAGATTTGAATTTGACCAAGCTGACAATGAATTCATAAATACAAGCTGTGGAATAAAAGAGGCGTGGCGAGTAACATATGCTCAGGCCTGTGAGTCTGTAGAAGAACTCATTTCAAGACAGATGAATATAAATCCATCGGGTATTGGTTTGAATCTATAGAATAACCTAACTGAATAAGCCACCGAGTTATCTCAGCGGAGCATTGGAATCACTGTAGCAGTGATTCTAATGCGCCGCTTTTTACGTTACGCGACGGTAAACGCGGAAGGAGTCTAAAGTGGAAGAGAAAAAAGAATCACAAGAGGAAAAACTGCAAGACGAGCAGGAAACCGAGGACAACGCGAACGACAACGTGCAGCCCGACGGTGAACAGGGCGAAGATGTTCGCACATTCACGCAAGCAGAACTCGACACCATCTTAACGGCTCGCCTCTCAAGAGAGCGCGAGAAGTACGCCGACTATCCCGACCTCAAAGAAAAAGCAAAGAGGTGGGAAGAACACGAAATCGAGCAGATGGATGAACTGGAAAAAGCAAAGAAGCGCGCTGATGACGCTGAGGCTGCTATACAACAGGCCAATCGACAAGCCGAGGAAACACTGGTCTTGGCAACTGTCGTGGCAGAGGCATCTAAAGCGGGCGCGGCCTATCCAGAAGATGCGTTCAATCTGATTGATAGAAGTGGGGTCAAGGTCGAAGATGGCAAGGTGTCTGGCGTAGAGGAGGCGATCAAGGAATTGGTAGATGCTGGTAGATTGGTAATGCGTCGCCGCGCCGCCCCCGCACTAGATGCTAACAAGGGTTCTGGCGACCGTGAGAAAGAGAAAAAATCCGAGGCTACGGACGAAGAAAAAGAAATCGCCTGGAAGCTAGGAATAGACCCAGATGATTACGTAAAAGGAAAGAGATAAAAGGAGATACAATATGTCATCGCGCGGCTTTGAATTTTCCTACTCTCTGAGTGGGGATAACGCAACGCCTGTCATTCGTGACTTTACACTTGGCGCTGCTGCTGCTCACAAAGCCGGGGACCTGATGCTTATCCAGTCTGATGGATATGCAGATCAGGTGACTGGTTCGACTACGGAAGTAACCGGCGTTATGCAGGAGACGATTGCTGCTGCTGATATTACTGCCGGCACGACTAAGGGAAAGATGGCAATCATTACTCGCGACCAGGTTTGGCGCTGTTCGATGGATGACACTTCTACCGCGGCTAAGGTCGGTTACACTAAGACGATTGACACCGCGGATTGCAACACCATTGATGCAGATGACGTGACCAATGGCGCGATGATTTTGGTTGACACCGACACCGACGACGAGGGTAATGTCCTGGCCTATGTCGTCTTCGCGGACACTACATTCGGGAACGCCTAAAGGAGATAAAACATGGCTATTTCGGAACAATGGGCGGAACTCCTGGAACCAGGGCTGCGCTCTATCTTTCAGGTTCAATCTGAGGCTCTTGCTGCTCAGGCAGTAGCGCCGAAGATTTTCAACGTCATTCCCAGCACTAAAGCAAGTGAGTACTTCTTGGGGATGGGCGGATTTGGTGACTGGAATGAGTACAAGGGCACGATTGAGTATGATGACAATGACCAGCTTTACAAAACGACCTTGACCCACAAGGAATACGCGGACGGGTTCAAGGTCGAGCGCAAGTTGGTGGCTGATGACCAGTACAATATGATTAAGTCTCGGCCTATCGGACTGGCTCTGTCTGCCGCACGTACTCGTGAGAAACATGCGGCCAGCGTCTTCAACAATGCGTTTAGTTCGAGTTATGTTGGTGGTGATGCAGTTGCACTCTGTTCGGACTCGCACCCACTTTCCCCGACAAATTCCGCGACTCACAGCAACGCCGGTACGAGCGCGCTGAGTTATGATAACTTGGTCACTGCTCGCCGCACGATGCGTGAGTATGTGGATGACAGGGGTGAGTTGGTTGCCATCAACCCCGATCTGCTCCTGGTTCCACCGGAGCTTGAGGAGACCGCTTACTCTATCGTCAAGACCATGAACAAGGTCGATATTACCGATTACCACGCCAACTTCGTTCAATCTCGCATCAATACTGTGGTGGTTTGGGACTATCTGACCGACGCCAACAACTGGTTCTTGCTGGATTCAGCCCTGGCAAAGATTCACCTGCTTTGGGTTGACCGCGAAGACCTGGAATTCGCTATGGATCCGACCAGCAACTTCCGCCTGGAAGCTCGCTATCGAGGATACATGCGCTACAGCTATGGTTTCAGTGATTGGCGCTGGTGTTTTGGGAATGACGTTACATAATCACCTTCGGGATGGGGTGAAAGCCCCATCCCAAGATAAATAGGAGAAAATAATATGAGTAATACCCTTACAACTTCTGGGTTGGTGAGTTGCCTGGGTGGGGTTCCTCTGTTGCCTGGGATGCCGTTTAGCTCGAAATCAAAGTATTACTTTGTTGATCCGGCAAATGGTAGCGACAGCAACGATGGTCTTTCCCCAGCCAATGCGATGGCAACAATCATCACCGCAGAGGATGCGTGCGTGGCGAACCAGCATGATACTGTAATTTACCTTGCTGGTAGTTCTGGCACTAATTTGACGGCTGCGTTGACATGGGATAAGAGCTATACCCATCTCATTGGCATCGCCGCTCCGAGTGTGGCAGCACAGAGAGCGCGCATCTTCCAGACATCAACGTTAACTGGTGCATCACCGCTACTTAACATCACTGCTACGGGTTGTATCTTCAAGAACTTCTACATCTTCCAGGGAGTTGACGACGCCACATCACTAATCAATGTGCAGGTGACTGGCGGGCGCAACTACTTTGAAAATGTTCACTTCGCTGGTGGTGGTCATGCAACGCAGGCCATTAACGGCGGCGCGTCATTAAAACTAAATGGCGCAGAGGAAAATCTGTTCAGACATTGTACTATTGGCGTGGACACGGTCTCCGCGGCGACTGGTATGGCGGGCGTACTCTTTGACGGAGAGGCTCATCGCAATGTCTTTGAAGATTGCCTGTTCACCATGTATGCGGGGAATGCTGGCGCGATATTCGGAGAAGTAGTAGACACTACGGGCATTGACCGCTATAACATCTTCAAGAGGACAATGTTCCTGAATACTGCATCTACGGCAATGACTGAGGCATTCGCTATTCCGGCAATGGGCGCGCCACGGCGCATCTATCTGTTTGACTGTGCTTTGCATGGCGCGACAGATTGGGACTCTAATGATCGCGGGGTTCTGTTCCAGAATAACGGCACTATTACCGTTGGCGGCAACGCCGGCACGATGCTTACAACTGTTGCGGCATAACAACTGCGGGGGCTTCGGCCCCCGCAACAACGGAGGGCGAAATGTACAAAGCGACAACTATGATACTCCATCAAGCCGATGGTAGAACATGGAATCCTGGCGACATTGTACCACTTCAAAGCGTTGCCCCTGGAATAGCAAAGATGTGGATTGCAGAAGGCATAGTCGTCGAGGAAAAGAAGCGCGGGCGACCGCGCAAGCCGGAGACGAAAAAGGGTTCAACGACAGAGGTTTGATCGAGGAATGATATGGCTATTTCTTATGACTCCGCACTAAGTACCAATAGAGACAGGGTGCGCTTCTGGCTGCAAGATACTACCGAAAGCGATGGGCCGAAACCGGCTGATGCGAACTTTTCAGACGCGGAAATTGATGGTCTGATTACATTGGAAGGTTCATGGCAAAAGGCGGTCGCGGCTGGATTCGAGACGCTTGCTTCTGCGTGGCGTAAATACCCATCCTATAAGACAGATGACACCAACATGAGTTCAAGTGACATAGCGGATGGGTATGCTAAAGACGCTGAGAAGTGGCGGTCGCGTTATGGGACCACATCTGGTGCTGGAAGCCGAGCGGTGACGCGTGTGGATGGCTATTCAGATGATAAGGACAACGTTACCTGATGCCCCAGAATGTGACTGACAAGCAATTGGCCCAAATGCGCTCCTTCGCGTCGCGCAGGATGAAAACCGCCTGCACGGTGAAGCCCGTCACACAGACAAAGAAAAGTGGCGGGGGGACTGCTATGAGTTGGGGGTCTGGCACGGCGACGGTATGTCACATCTACCCTGGACTTCAATCATCTGGTCGGTCGCTTGTCGTCAGGGATGACATTGGCGACCAACTACTCACCAAAATCTACTGGACAATCATACTTCCATATGACACCACGGTTGGTGTTGACTATAAGATAGAAGTAGGTTCTCAATCATTCAGAGTGTTGGGATTCCCCGATGACCAATCATTTCTCGTAGAACTCAACCTTGTCTGTGAGGAAATACAGACATGAGCATTGAAATTCAGATAGCCTATAACAACTTCCCACGCATACGAAAGAACGCAAAGGCTGGTGCACGGAAAATCGTATTAGACACATCCAAGAAAGTTCATACCCATATTCTTGCTTCGATGCTGCAACCAAAACATGGACGGGTCTATCGGCGGAGAGGAAGATACCATAGGGCTTCTGCTCCAGGTGAGGCGCCCGCGAGAGACTGGGGAAACTACTACAAATCTATCAGAAACAAATGGGCATCCGGCACAAGTGGAACGCAATGGGCAGGAAACTACACCAGACTTGTATACACAAAAGGTGTTCCTGGTAAACCAGATTTACCTATATGGTTGGAACGCGGAACATCAAGAATGAAAAAGAGACCGCACTTCAAGCCGGCGGCAAAGAAATATCGCAGTAAGTTCCAGAAAGACATGAAGCAATACCTGAAAAGGATAGGGGCGGTATGACAATCTCTGCGCTGAAAGACGCCATTGTATCTACCATAAATAATGATGCGACATATTCCGCTCTGAATACTGGTGGAACACACGCGCCTCTTGCCCCTCCTGGTGTGAGCACACCCTATACCACCTATCGTATTAGCTGGCAAGATGATTACGCAATGAATGGCGAGATACGAACGATATATCAAGTTGACATCTCGTGCTGGACAGAAGATTTAGATGACACTGATATAGCGACAATGGCAGACAGGCTTCATGCCTTGCTAACCGACGGTACATTCACCGTGAGTGGTAAAACCACACTATATATTCGCAGGATCAGTGGGGATGGGAATGTTGAAACTTTTGGGACGGACGTGTTCCAGAACTTCACATCCACTTTCCAGATAGAACTAAGCTAGGAGAATCACATGGCATTTGTACATGGAGTGTCAACCAAGTTTTACTATAACAACATCGACATGACGCCCTACATCGAAGATGTAACGGCTGACTTCGAGCGCGAAATCGCAGATGTGAAACCGATGGATTCAACGTGGGTAGAGCGATTGGCTGGGCTGCGCACCGTCACCGTCTCTCTTGGGGGGGTATATGATGCAACTGCATCTACAATCGAACCTCAGATATGGGATGCGTTTGGCGATGGGGAAAACCATGTCTTTGCCCTGTGTCCGACCGGAGATTCTATTGGAAACTACTGCTATGCCGGCACGTCAAAAGCTAACAGCGCATCAATCAATTCTAGTTCTACGGACGCGGTGAAATACCCTGTTGGGGCAATTGGTTCTACCAACGCAGACCGCGCGCTAATTCTGCACAATCTTACCGAGGAAACAGATGATGGCAGTAGCGCATCTCAGGATAATGGCTCGGCAACTGCGCTTGGGGGCACGGGCTATCTATTGACAACGGCAATAGAGGGGGGGGAGACGAATG